GTGGGGAACCGGCACCATTCCACAAGCCTCGATCATCGACATCAAGCGGGCGCAAGGCATCGCCGATTCGGTCGATTGCATCTTCGTGCGCCACGTGTCCGGTGGCGTGTCGCGCCTGTACTTCAAATCCTACGAAAAAGGCCGCTCCAAGCTCCAGGGCGAGACGCTGGACTTCGCCGCACTGGACGAGGAACCGCCGCTGGACATCTACACCGAGGTCTTGACCCGCACCAACGCGACCAGGGGCATAGTCTGGATCACCTTCACGCCGCTGCTGGGCATGTCGGAAGTGGTGCGCATGTTCCTGCAAAACCCGACGCCTGACCGGTCAGACACGAATATGACCATCGACGACGTGGATCACTACACGCAGGAGGAGCGCAACCGGATCGTTGCCAGTTACCCGGAGCACGAACGCGAGGCACGCGCCAAGGGCATTCCGCTTCTGGGCAGTGGCCGGGTGTTCCCGATTGCCGAGTCGGCTATCACCGTTGAGCCGTTCTATCTGCCCGACATCTGGCCACGCATCGCCGCTACCGACTTCGGCTGGGATCACCCGTCGGCATCGGTGTGGCTGGCATGGGATCGAGACACGGACACGATCTACGTCTATGACAGCGTGCGCGTGCGCGAGAGCACGCCCGCCGCCCAGGCGCCGTTCATCCTGTCGCGCGGGGCATGGGTGCCGATGGCCTGGCCACACGACGGCTTGCAGCACGAGAAGGGTTCCGGCTTCCAGTTGGCCGAGCAGTACCGGCAGGCGGGCATCAACATGCTGCACGAGATGGCGCAGTTTCCAGAGACAGGCGACGAGTCGGGCAACAAAATCAGTCGGGTATCCGTTGAGGCCGGTGTGCTGGGAATGCTGGAGCTGATGAAGGCCGGAAAGTTCAAGGTGTTCTCCAGCCTCAACGAGTGGTTCGAAGAATTCCGCCTGTACCACCGCAAGGCCGGGAAGATCATCAAGCTACATGACGACCTGATGGCGGCGACTCGCTACGCCTACATGATGCTGCGCTATGCCGAGGTGCCGCCAGATCCACAGAAATCAATGCTCAACCCACGGAGGGACTATGACTGGCGTGCCGGATAACTCACTCGCAGCGGAACAGGACTTCGGATTCCGGCCAGCGCCCTAGCGGGCCAGCCTGAATCTCCTTGGTGTGCATCACTTTGACCGATTTGCCGTTGCGCTGGCAGTTGGCGTCTGCCTCTTGTATCGCTGCCACTTTCAGCGATTCAGTGCTGACCCAGCCGCCGCTGCCTTGATGCGTGACCGTGAAAAGACCTTCACCGCGTGGCACGATGCCCGTGGTGGGCGTGGCGCATGCCGACAACAAAAGTACCGTTGAGACTGCGAAAACCAGCTTGTTCATATACCACTCCTTGATTACCCAAAGTCGAATTGCTGGGCCGTGCCCACAATACCCTAAGGGCAAAGCATAACCGGACAGGATTTCTATGCCAATCGGCGATATTCAATTGAACAACGAGGCCATCGACAACCCGGCAGGTTCTGGCAGCACGAAGGCTGTCGCTCGCTATCAGTCCGACCAGACGCCGCACGGCGATGTTGTCATGGGCGAGGAACCGACCGACAGCACCGGGCAGTTTTCTGAAGACCTTGAGAATTCCGCGCTGCCGCGCGCCCAGGTCGAAACCTTCCTGAACGAGATCAAGCATCAGCCGCACTGGCGCCGCGAGGCCGACTGCGCGGCCGACTACTACGACGGCAACCAGCTTTCACCGGAAACCGTGGAAAAGCTCAAGGATCGAGGTCAGCCGCCACTGGTTGCAAACCTCATCAAGCCGACCATCGACACGGTTCTCGGCATGGAGGCCAAGACCCGCTCTGATTGGCGCGTGCGGCCCGAGGACGACGAGGAATGCTCAGACGATCTGGCCGAGGCGCTGTCGGTCAAACTCAAGCACGCCGAAATCGAAAGCCGCGCCGACCGCGCCATCTCCGACGCTTACGCCGCACAGTGCAAGGCAGGGCTGGGCTGGGTGGAAGTTGCCCGCGAGCATGACCCGTTCAAGTGTCCGTACCGCGTGCATTACGTGCATCGCCGCGAAATCTTCTGGGATTGGCGGGCAGAACAACCCGACCTGACCGATGCGCGCTATCTGGTGCGTCGCCGCTGGCTGGAAATGGATCACGCCATCGCGTTGATGCCGCAGTACGCCTCGCTGTTCCGCATGACTACCGGGGGCTGGGCGGGCTTCGATCCGCTCGTCGAGCAGGATACCCAACTGGTGCAGTCATGGGAGATTGAGCGCGACACCCGCATAACAGCAACCGACTGGCGCGACATCCAGCGCATGCGCATTTGCCTGTATGAAATCTGGTATCGCAAGTGGGTACGTGGCTACATCATGACGCTTCCCAACGGTACGGTGATGGAGGTCGATTTCAACAACCCGCGCCACAACGAGGCCATCGTCTCCGGCATCGCCAAGGTGAAGCAGGCGACGTTCCAGAAGGTGCGTCTGGCATGGTACACCGGCCCGCACTTCCTCTACGACGTGCCGAGTCCGTACAAGCACAACCAGTTCCCCTATGTGCCGTTTTTCGGCTACCGCGAGGATCTGACCAACGTACCCTATGGCCTGATCCGCTCGATGATTTCGCCGCAGGATGAAGTCAATGCGCGCAAGTCCAAGATGCTGTGGAGCCTGAACAGCCGACGCGTGGTGACGGACGCCGACGCCGTGCTCGATCACAACCGCGCGGCCAGCGAGGTGGCACGCTCAGACGCCTACATCATCCTCAACGCTAACCGCAAGCCGACCAGCCAGTTTCGTGTCGATACGGGCGGCGAACTGGCTAGCCAGCAATTCCAGGTCTTGCAGGAGAGCAAGCAGGAGATTGCCGAGGCATCCGGCATCCACAAGTCGATGCAGGGCCAGACCTCGGGGGCGACTTCCGGCCTGGCGATCAACTCCTTGGTTGAGCAGGGGCTGAATACGCTGGCCGAGATCAATGACAACTTCCGCTATTCACGCCGCCTGGTGGGTGAAATGCTGTTCGATCTGGTCAAGCAGAACCTGATGCAAGGGCCGGCGCGCGTGACCATCGGAGAGGGCAAGAACAAGAAGGTCATCCAGCTTAACCAGCAAGCCATCGACGAGCAGACCGGCCAGCCATTCACCCTGAACGACGTGGCCAAGGTCAAGGCCAAGGTGGTGCTCGACGATGTGCCGAGTTCGCCGACCTATCGCATGCAGCAGTTGCAGATGCTGACCGAGATCACCAAGAGCTTGCCGCCTCAGTTGCAGGGCTTCGTGGTGGATTTCGTCATCGAGGCAACCGATATGCCTGGCCGTCATGCGCTGGCCGACCGCTTGCGCGCCGCCGTCGGCATCCAAGACCCGGAGCAGCAGGCCGCTGCACAGCAAGCCCAGGCGCAGCAGGCGCAAGACCAGAAGGCCATGCAGGACAAGCTGCTGGTGCTGGACGCCGCCGAACGCGCCGCGCGTATCCGCAAGCTGAATGCCGAATCCGAGCGTGCCACCGGGCAGGCCCAACAGACGCAACAGCAGCCGATGGTACGCACGCCGCAAATGGCCGTGACGGCACCGGTCATTCAATAACGCGCCACACGCCGGCCCGCTTCGGCGGGCTTTTTTTTCGCCTATCACTATCAATTGAAAAAACGTCAAGTCGAATTGCTCTAGCCACCATATCCTTCACTCCACGACAAGCAGTTCCCCGTCATGGGTTATTGGCGTTTGTCGGAACCCTCGCAACCAACGCGATAAGTGGAGTGAAGCAAATGGCAGGCATCGAACTTGATTTGAGCAATCTTTCCGACAACCCCGAGGACTTGCAGAAGGTTTTCGATCAGCTTGAAAGCGGTGCAGAACCGCAGACAGCCGCGAAGGAACCCGAACCCGTAGCCAAGGAGGCGGACAAGGCGCAAGCCAACGACGAGCCGGCAGACAAGGAACCACAGAAGGCAGAGCAGGGCCAGTCTGACAACGAGAGTGACGCCGCTGGTGTCGCCACCAAGGACGGGAAGCATGTCATTCCGTACTCGGTACTCAAGAGCGAACGTGACCGGGCATCCCGAGCCGAGCAATTGGTGAAGGAAATGACCGACCGTGTAACCGCGCTGGAGCAGACCGTTCAGTCTGATAATCAAGGGGCGAAAACTGGTGAAAGCGCCCGCGCCACCCCGCAAACGCCGAATGCAAGCGATCTCTCCACGGAGGATCTGGAAGCACTGAAAGAGGATTTCCCGACCGTCTATAAGGCGCTTCAAGCAACGATGGCGCGAGCCGCGCAGCTTGAATCGAAGTTGCAGCCAGTCGAGGACAGTGTGCGTAGCCACGAGGCCGAGCGTGCGCGCTCCGACACCGAAACGGTGCAGGACGCTATCGACTCGATTCCGAAACTGGCGCACATCCAGGCGACCAACGCCGAAGCGTTTGAACTGGCAAAACAGTTCGACGCCACGCTGCGATCACAAAACGCCTGGGCTGAAAAACCTCTGTCGGAACGCTTCGCCAAGATCACCGAAATGGTTGAGAGCGCATTGGGGCCGATTGGTTTGCCGAGTACAGCCAAGCCAGCTTCACAAACGAGTGCCGAGGATTTGGCAAAGGCAGCAAAGGTCAAGGCAGAGCAAGCCGCCAAGGCCAGTCGCACAAATGTGCCGACTTCCCTTTCCGAGTTCCCGGCAGGACAGCATGCAGCGCAGGACGAACGCGAGGCCGCCGAGCAACTCACGCATCAGCAACTGGCCGAGAAGTTCTCCAGCATGAATGCTGACCAAATGGATGCGTACTTCCGATCCCTTTAACCTGTAACGAGGACAAAACGAAATGTCTACCAACATCCCAGTCGGTTCCGCCCTTGCGCGGAAAATCTACTCGGTGGGCCTGTTCACCCGTGTTCAGCACGCCCCCGGTTTCATGAATCTAATCTCCGGCGAAATGCCGAAGGAAGGCAGCTTTGCCGCCAAGTCGAAGGGACAGACCTCACCGGACTACCCTATCGTCAAGGCCGGAGATCTGGCCAAGGGCGCGGGCGATACTGTCAGTATCGACCTGTTTAACATCCTGCAAGGCAAGCCGGTGATGGGCGACAAGCGCATCGAGGGCCGCATGATGCAGCTTACCTACTCCAGCATGGACGTGCGTATCGACCAGGTGCGAGGCGGTGCTGACTCCGGTGGCCGCATGACCCAGAAGCGCACCGTGCATAACCTGCGCAACATCTCCATGGCCGGTTTGCAGGCTTGGATGCAGCGCCTCGAAGATCAGACCGCCATCGTGCAACTGGCTGGCGCTCGCGGCTCCCAGAACACGACGGACTGGGTTGTGCCGAATCAGGCCGACCCGGACTTCGGCGAGATCATGGTCAATCCCGTCAAGGCGCCGACCAAGAACCGCTACTTCGCGGCCAACGACGCGACCACGCCGTCAAACATCGGCACCAACGATGCGCTGACCCTGCAAGACGTTGACCGTATCGTGGCGCAACTGCGCGAATCGCCAGTGGTCATGCAGTCGGTCAAGATCAAGGGCGACGACCGCTCCTGGAACGATCCGCTGTGGGTGATGTTCGTCACCGAACGCCAGTGGCTCTACCTGCAAAGCCGTACCAGCCAGACCACCTGGCGTCAGGCCGTGACCAACGCTTTCGAGCGCAAGTCGGGCGGCCTCAAGCATCCGCTGTTCGATGCCTACGAGACGATCATGTGGAACGGCATGCTCATCAAGCGCATGAACCGTTACGCTATTCGCTTCGACACGGGCGACAACGTGATTATCGACACGGGCGGCAGCGACGGCGGCACCTATACCGAGAGCACGGTGCAGACCGCGCAACCGGTGGATCGCGCCATCATCGTCGGTGCGCAGGCGCTGGCCAAGGCTTACGGCAAGTCGGCATCGGACTACTTCTACGACTGGTCGGAGAAGGAAGTCGATCACGGCAACAGCATCGAAACCGTCGCTGCATCCATGACCGGTTCGGCCAAGATTCGCTTCAAGATCGACGGCACCGATACGGACTTCGGCGTGGCCGTGGTCGATAGTTACTCGCCCGATCCGGCGTCTGCTGCTGGCCGCACGCTGCTGGGTTCCTGATCGAGTTAATCTCGACGAACACGGTAAGATTGAGTAAATAACGGGGGCTTCGACCCCCAACTGAAAGGAATCTTGAAATGTCCATCATCAATGCACCCTCCTTGCAAGACACCGTTTATAGCGGTGAATGCCCAGCGGCGGCTGCGCACGGTTACGTGACGCTGGCAGCCGCGCAAATCGGCGACGTGATCCGGCTGAATAAGGTCTATGCCGGAACCAAGGTGCTCGACGCTCACATGGTTGCCGCTGCCCTCGGTGCCGGAACCACGCTGGCGCTGGGCTTTGAGTACGTCAACGGCGAGGCTGGCGGTTCCGACACTGCCTTCCTGGCTCCCACCGCGACGAACGCTGCAAGTTCCACGCACATGTCCTCCAAACCGGTCACGCTGGCCTACGACGCTTACATCATCGCCACCGTCGCGGGCGGCGCGGCAACCGGCCAACTCGATACGGTCTTGACCTACGAGTTCAGGGGCCAGTGATTGCCCGTGAGCAGCCGTGAGCAATAGGCGGGGCGGCCATGTGCGGCCCCGTTTTTTTGAATCCAAGGAGAACACCATGTCCAACCTCGTGAAACTCGTCTATGTCGGCAACAAACCCTCTGCCTTCGACAATGTGGCGCACTCGGGCAAATGCTGGAACGGCAAAGGCGACGTGCTGGAAGTCACCGACGCGCAGGCCAAGCTGCTGCTGAAATACCCGGATCAATGGAATCTGGCAGACGAGGCCGACCGCGCGCGCGTCGAGACGCCGGTATCCATCCAGAGCACCGGAGAGGACGGCCAGACGGTGACGATTGACCCTGAAGACCTGAACAAGCCATTGGAGAAGATGAACAAGGCCGAACTGCTGGCCCTGGCCAAGGAAACATGGGACAAGGATCTGAATGTCACCATGACCAAGAAGGCCATGATCGACCAGATTGAAGAATGGAAACACGAGCTGGGCGACCGTTGAGTCGAATTGTTGGGCGACTCCCATAATCGACTGCCATGGCCAACATCAAATATTCCGAACTGCTGGACGAAGTGCTGCCGTACCTGGCCGCCGATCCGTCCGACCCGGTGACGGAGAACGCCATCAAGCGTACCGTCATCGAGTTCTGTGCCGGTTCGTGGATCTGGAAGCACTTGCCCGATCCGCTGGATGTCGTGGCCGGTGAAAGCGCCTACGACCTTGAACCTCTGTCTGGTTCCGATGTGGCCAGTGTCATTGCCGCAGAGCTTGACGGCGTGCCGCTGTCACCGAAGGACGTGGCCTGGCTGAACAAGGAAATCCCGCGCTGGCGCACCGTGTCTGCCCGCCCAAAGTATTTCACGCAGGTCGATACCGAGCAGGTGATTCTGGCGGCGCTGCCGGATGCCAACATCACGGCTGGCCTGACTCTGACGCTTGCACTGCAACCGTCGCAGTCGGCAACCAGCTTCCCGAAGTGGATCTTCAACCAGTACCTGTACGTGCTGGCCGAGGGTGCGCTTGCCAAGCTGATGATGATGCCGAACAAGCCGTGGACGGACATCCAGAACGGCGCAGACCGCCGCACCAAGTTCGAGGCCGGTATTGCCAATGCCCGCGCTTCTGCCCTGTCCGCGCTGGGCAGCGCACCGCAGCGCGTGACGGCGCAACATTGAGGACAACCCCATGGGAACGATCATCGCCAGCAGCGTCATCGAGAAGGCGCAAACCATCCTGCAAGACGTAACCGGCGTGCGCTGGCCCGTGGCCGATGAGTTGCTGGGCTGGCTCAACGACGGACAGCGGGAAGTCGTCATTCTCAAGCCGAAC